TTACAATCCTGTTGAACCAAAACCGCCCTTTCTCTCAGTATTGTTCTCTATATTATCAACCTCTTCTACGTCAAAGTAGCATACTGGAATAAGAACAAATTGTATCAACTTTTGACCTGTTGCTACTGTTTGATCTTTGTCAGATATGTTGATAACATGGAGATGTATCTCCAACCTATAGTCTTCACTATTAGTGAATTTGTTTAAATCATTAATTGTAGTTTTAAGTTCTATCCAAAATATTTGATCTATATTATTTTCCATATAAGATATTTAATGTTTACAATCCTGTTGAACCAAAACCGCCTGCTCCTCTTTCAGTGTTTCTGCTAGGAAGTTCAGCTACTTCTTCAACATCAAAGTAACATACTGGGATCAAGACAAATTGTACAAGCTTTTGGCCTGTTGCTACAGTTTGATCTTTGTCAGATATATTAACCATGTGAAGATGGATCTCGCCTTCATAGTCTTCATCAACTACACAAGCACCAACAGATAGACCTTGCTTGGTGGCTACACCTGATTTGTTAAATGCAATTAGAGCATAGCCTCTTGGCACTTGTGCTTTGATTCCTGAAGGGATTAATACTGATTGGCCTGGTTTTAAGACTGTTGTTTCAAAGTCTTCAGGCACATAGAAGTCAATACCTGCTGATACAGAGGTGCCTCTATTTGGTGTTTTTACGTCTCGTAACTTTTGTACTTTCATTGTGAATAGCATTTTGATAATCATTTAATGAAGCAATGTAAGCAACACAATCTAAGAGGTTGTCCTCTTTGTGATTGTAAGCTTGTCTCGACAACTTCAGTGCGATCATGCAGTTGTACATATCGACTGCTGTTATGTCTTTTCTGCTTAATAACGATGCAATTTTGGCAGCTTCTTGCATACCTTCTTGCATTGGCCCATATTGACGAGCCTTCTCTTCGGATCTCTTATAGATGATCTCGTTAGCTTGTTCTAGTATATTCATGGAATAAATATAAAACAGATTGGGTAAATGGTAAAATCATTCGCCTAAGTACTTAGTGATGTCACTCTTGTCACCCCACTCTCTTTGAGAGTCTATGTCACTTGGCTTAATTGTGGGCTTAGGCATGTTTCTTGCAACGTTCCAGAACCAATCTCCTAAGTGGCCGTACTTCTTCATATACTCCCAACCTTTTGCGTCATAGGTTTTGATACAATCAAATGGAGTATTGACGTCTGATTCTTTTAGAAACTCTTTGTGGGATGTATAGAATTTAGCTCTACCAAGTTCACCTGGTTGTACGTTTCTTGAACAGCAACTGCGTTAAAGTTTACATGAGGAAGTGCTATCTGTAAAGTTCTTGATAGAACTCCTGTTGAAAACACTGACCACATTGTTTCTATACGTTTATCTTTGAAAGCTTCATGAAATATCTTAACTCCACCTGCTACTACTTGTTCATGCTTAAGACCAAATGGTAGATATTTTGCGCCAATCTTTTGTGCAAACTCTTTTGCCCAACCATTAATAGTAGGCATTGCAGGTGTTTTTAAGAAGATAGGTGTGGCTCCATCTTCAATTACACGTAACTGATGTTCAGATGCTTCTTTTGAAGCAGGCATAAACAACACTAACTTCTTGTTGTACTTCTTTGCAAGATATGTTAATGAGTATGGAGCGTAGCCTGTTCTAGGGGCAACGTAAACTAATATGTCTTCTTTTACTTGACTGATCATAAAGTCACCCATCTTGGCTTTAGTTCCGTATTGAAACTCACCATCGTCTATAATAGTAAACCCTTCAACTTGTTTCAACTTAAAGTCAAAGTCTGGCGTGTAGTCTTTCGTCATTTCAAGATAGTAGTTTAAGTCTCTACCATCTGACATGTCTAAGTTAGATTGGTCTGTTGCTTTGTTTACAAACATTAACTACTGTTTTTTATCTTGAAGATCTTTACTCAATTGACTAATAGGTACAGGTGTTCCTACAGGATAAGGAAAACCTTCTTTAGCAGCAGTTATAGATGTCATTCCTGATTTAACAGGGATAGCTTTACGAAGTGGCACTGCTGCTTCATTAAGAGGTCCATATACTTTTGCCAATACAATACCTGAAGATGTTGTATCGAAAATAACACCTGGCATTGCAAACATATTGCTTTCACTTGTACTTGCGGAGTCAAGGTTTATAACAAATGCACGATTTACAGGCGGTAATAGTTCCCACTCACTTGTTGATGGGTTAAATTGAGGTATCAATTTTGTTGAATCATAGTACCAAAATAAGGACCATACAGTTTTATCTGTTCCATCAGGTGTTTGGAAGTTTTCGCTTACATTAAATTGTCCATAAGTTCCACTGATTCCTTGCATTGCTAAATTGGAAATAGATGGTCCATCTAGTACAGGACATATTGCGCACCCTTCATCATACTCTTTACCTTGTACAATAATCTTCTTTCCTGTAGGGATTGCTCCTGATGCGCCACAGAAAGCAAAAGATCCTTGGTGAATTTTTACTGCTTTGTCAGATTTAATATCTTCGAGAGTTTCTTCAGTTGATTCATATTCGAACCATCCATCATTAATTCCTTTTTTTATTTCAGAATAGCTTGAGAGTATTCCTAAAATAATAACAATTGTCAATATTGCTTTCCAATTGTCTTTGATTAGTTTTGATAAGTCTTGAAATAGTTTTTTCATGATTTTTATTTTTTATTTTAGTCTTTTAGCGAAGTCATAGTATGTGTCTAGACCCCAGGTCTGTTTCAATATAGAGTTATTGTGCATTCTACGACCATTATTCTTAATGATGTGATCGTCTGATTGATACTCTTGAAAGTAGCGCACAACGTCACAAGCACGACTATCTTCACAATCAATAGGGTTTAGATTGTATCTGTTAGATAAGAATTGTAATACCTCATTGATATACTCGAACTCTTTTACTCTAGAGCTTACCTTAGGAAAGATTGCATTGATACAACGAATAGCATTAGTTCCAGCATAAACCCAACCTTTTGGGTTAACATAGTTAGGAAAATACTCACTTATATCAGCTGCGAATGCAGTTAGTACAAAGTTTTGTCTCTTGAATCCAAGGTCTTTTAAGTAGTCGTTTCCTAGATCAGTCAATTGATAAATGTCGTATCTTTTAGTTTGGACTGCTTCAAATAGATGCCTAACTAATCCTTCAGAGTAGTCTAGAATAAACTTTCTTAAGTGACCACGAGTCTCACCTTCAAATGTGAACTGAGGAAGTAAGTAGCCTTTGTTATCTGTGAATGGTGTGATGCGGTTTCTAAGGTCTTCTTTCCATTCTGGCCATGTATATCTGTTCTTCAATATAGAATCTACGATCCAGAAGTTACCGAAGCCGTGCGTCCCTAATATGTCCTTAATGTGATCCTTCTTATATCTTGGTACGTAGTTAATGCCAGATCCACATAGTCTAAACAAGTAGAATAGCATGAACCAGTCAAAGTCGTCTTTGATATCATGACTAGAAAAGTGATGGCCCATGCCTCTCAAGTCTTTCTCTTTATACCATACTGCTTCAGTAAAAGCACAGAATGCAGCGAACCTACGATGAGCTGTGTCATAAATAGGTACATGATAGATTAGATCGTCGTTTACATCTTCGTACAAATTACCTTCGTAAGGTAGACCTAAGCTACCATGCTGTTGCATTAATAGACTACGCTTATCGTATTCGTCTAATGCTTCTAACAGCTTTTCGTTGATTATGAATTTCTGCATTATTTAAAAATTACAGTTGTAGTGAACATATAATATCGAGGCTTCAAGTGTACAGATTGTTTAGGTTCCATATACTCAAACATCTTCATACCATCTCCATCTACCCACTCCTCTGGCCATTGTAGTGTATTAATATCTGAGTTGTTCATGATCCTATTAGCAATGTCTCTTAAGTGCATACGTTCTGATCTTGTACCAAAGAAAGGTTGTTTAAGATATAAACCTGTACCAGGTAATTTACGACTTTCGTGCTCAACCGGTAACAAATTAACTAGAGTTGCGTTGTTTAGTTTCCTTGCAAACTCGGCATAACGTTCAAATAGTTCATCAGTCGCTGCTTCAGGATTCCTTTGTCTCATCAAGTGAAAACGTAGATCAATGTTACCAAAGTACAAAATGACTTCGTCATACTTATTGTTCCACTCTTCGATTAATTGGTCTGACTCTTTCAAGAAGCCGAACAAAGTTTTACCATCAGTTCTATCTAAACCAAAACCTGGCTTCCATACACTAAGTGAATGTGAATCACCACGGACTAACTTTCTTGTAGTATTACCATACTGTCTAGCGTAGTCAATACAATTGATTGCAGGGTAGACGTGGTCTACACCAAACCTCTTATTGAATACATTAAGATCAATAGGTACGTTTACTGCAATAACAATCCCTTTGTAATTAGCCATAGCTTCAAGCTTTTGTCTATGCTCAGGCTGAGGCCCTCCTATAAAGTTAAATATATTCTCTTGATAGTTTACTCCTTCTAGAATGTAGATACGTTCGTATTCATTCCATGTTGAAGGATCAGGATTAAAATGTAGGTCTCCTGGGTGTTGTGCTTTTAGTATGTTCATCATAACATGATAGTAACCACCTCCATGGTGAGAGGTGGAACTACCAACATTATTGAGCATACCTACTACTGCTGCTTTCATAACTGATTAATTTTATATTACATCATACCCATCATAGGGTCTTGTCCTTTCTCGTCCTTGTCTTTCTTCTCAAACACAACTGATTCTGTAGTTAAGATTGTGCCTGCAACAGAAGATGCGTTCTTAAGTGCTGTGATCACTACTTTTGCTGGGTCAATAATACCTGATTCAAACGCGTTAACTGTTTTATGATTCTTAGCATCATATACTTGACCATCACCAGGTACAAGATCCCACCAATTTTCAACACCTGCATTAGACAGGATCTTTTTAAATGGTGCTTGCAAAGCCTTACGAACGATGTCTCTAGCAATAGAAACATTTGCGTTAGCTTCTGGTTTATGATTAAGTGATACTCGATAAAGAGTGGCCCCACCACCAGGAACAATACCATCAGCTAAAGCTGCTTTAGTTGCAAATAGTGCATCTTCTACACGGTCTTTTTTCTCTTTGATCTCGATATCACTATTACCTCCAACAGAGATGATAGCAACACCACCAACCAACTTACCAAGACGTTCTTGCAACTTCTCTTTCTCATAGAATGAAGTAGCTTGATCAATCTGGTCTTTGATCTCCATGGCACGATTAGCAATTGCTTTTTCGTCCCCTTTACCATCAATGATAGTAGTCTCTTCTTTAGACACAGTAACAAGTCTAGTTGTACCTAAGAACTGCGATAGTTGTTGTGTAGTTAGTTTGTCTAACTTCAACCCTTTGTCTTTAGAGATCACTTGGCCACCAGTCAAGATAGCAATGTCTTCTAGAATCAAAGTCTTACGCTCACCAAAGTCTGGTGCTTTTACTGCGCACACTTGCACAATACCACGCATTTTATTAACAATCAATGTCGCTAATGCTTCGTCTCCAATATCTTCAGCAACGATCAACAACGGCTTATTTTCAGAATTAGCCTTAGTTAGTACTTGCAACAACTCTTGTGCAGTAGAAATGCGACCATCGTAAAGTAGGATATAAGGATTGTCAAGCACAGCTTGCATTGTCGTGTTGTTAGTTACAAAATAAGGTGATTTGTAACCACGATCAAACTGCATACCTTCTACAACTTCAAGAGTAGTCTCACCTGACTTAGACTCTTCAATTGTAACAATACCATCACGGCCTACTTTATCGATAGCTTCCGCAATCAAGTTACCAACCTCCGAATCGTTGTTACCTGATATAGTTGCAACTTGTTTAATCTGCTCTTCTGATGATACATCTGTCGCTAACTCTTTGATCTCATCTACAATCTGATTCACAATGTTGTCGATCTCGTTCTTGATCTCAACAGCGTTTACACCTTGACGAATCTCTTTTATACCTTGCTTAACAAGCTCAGTCGCAATCAAAGTAGATGTGGTAGTACCATCACCTGCTTCATTTGCACTCTTGATACTAACTTGCTTAACAAGTTGAGCACCTAGATCTTCGATGTCGTCTTCTAATTTATGAAAGGCTTTCGCTACAGTCACACCATCTTTTGTAACCTTAACTTCACCTGATTGTTCACGAATCAAAACAGTACGACCACCTGGCCCTAATGTTGATGATACAGAGTTGTTTAACTTCTCTATACCTTGTAAGAGCTTTTCTTTAAGCTCAGTTCCAAAAACGTTTTTAGTTGTGCTCATAGTTTATTTTATTCAATTACTGCAAATATATCTGTCTCTTTACAAATGAAGTAGTCTTGTCCATCAAGAACAATTCTCTGTGATCCTAATTTAGGGATCAATACAGTTTGTCCTGGTTTAAGTTTAGATTCTACATGCTTGTCTGTATGAAAGTTATAGACTTGAGAAGAATCAACTACTTCTCCCATTTCAGGTCTTTCTTTACCAAGGTCTGGGATAATAATGTTACCGAATGTTTCTTCTTGTGTTTCGATTGGCTTGAGTATTACATAGCCATTTAAAGGGGTTATTTTATTCATAAGCTTAATTTACAACTTCTAGGTCAATTATTTTAATACAAAAATAGAGTAAGCCTTCTCTTTTGAAGACTGACTCTGCTCTAAAGAACTGTTTCGCTAATTCGAAGTCTTTGATCCTTTCTTCAGAAAAGATCTTAACTACTTGGAACAGTTCATCGTTTACTTTAATAAAATTAGTACAGCGTTGAAACATAACTTGATACTTGGTAGGCCTACTTACCTTATTTTAGTTCAATCCTCTTTACAGCTTTTCCTTCAGCTACAGGGATTGTTAGTGTTAGGAGTCCTTTGTCTAATTTAGCTCCTAGTTTGTTTAGATCAAATTTAGAGCTAATCTTCCAACTAAGGTCGAAAGAACCTCTCTTGATACCACGATAAATCGCAGCCTCTTGATCTATAGGTCTTACTTTTTCGTACTTGATACGTAGTTGATCTCCTTCAACAAGAATCTCGATGTCTTCTTTGTCAAGGCCTACTGCGGCAATTTCAAATCTGATGCCGGCTTCTGTTTCGTAAATGTCTACTGGGTGTGTTACTTTCTGCGTGATTGCAGAGAAATGAGATTGTGTTTCTAACAAGTCTCTCCAGAGCAGGTCAAATGGATCCAGCTCAAATGGCTTAAATATACTCATACTTTTTAGTTTGTGTTCCCTTACGGTGAACGGTTAAATAATGATTCAAAACTAAAGGCCTACCAAGTACCTTTCTTAATAAATATATGAAACTGTAAAATAGTAGAGAAATAAATCTTTGTAGTCAATTAAAACGATCTAATTGCTCTAACTCGAAGAGTGTTACCTTTACCACTTTGTGAACTACTTCCAGTAGAAAAGTTTTTAGTTAGAGCGTTATTATCAGTAAACTCACTAGAACTCCAATATGAGTCTGCTGCGAATCCTCCTATAGCTACCCTATTATTGTAGAGTTGTGTTAATTCATCTAGACTAGGTAGATACCAATCAGAATAACCACCTTGTGATAAGTCACCACAAAGTCTTGCGGCAATTCCTGCAGTGGCACATTCTGCCATAATATCAATTGTATTTTGGTTACCGTCACCTATAGCTTGTCCATCTGCTCCAGTTATTTGTACTCCAGCACAACCCCAAGTAGCAGAAGTAGAAACATCACTTACTGTAGCTACCAATCCATGTTGTTCATCTACTACATATCCAGGATCTCCTGGTTGTAGAATATAAGCTATAACTCCTCCTAATGCAAGGTCTCCAATTTGATATACTGGTGTAGATGGTGCTGGAGGAGGGGTAATTCCTGGTAGTATATTATTTTGTTGTTCACTACCAAAAGAAGCTAAAGCATCTATTGAAGCTTGACCTTCTCTTCTAGCTGGGCCTGCATTAGGATAGTATTTAAAAGGGGTTGTAGTCGGACGTGCTAGTCTAGTTTTTTTGAGTAGGTCTATTAATAGATTTGCCACTTGTACGAATTTAATAATAAATATCTACTAGTGACCATCTCTAAGGTTATGGGCTAGGGCAGGCGGTGCTTTCAAGTCAATACTAAGCTTGGTTGTGTTCTCCATCAAATCCTGGACGATCCTGGCCGCTTCTTCTGCACTATCATGATCTACTTCAATTACCAACTGGTCATGGATTTGAGCACATACCCAACCTTTAATGCCGAGCTGTTGAAACTTACGGTTGATTGCTAGAGCTGCTCTGTTTACAATTGAAGCCGCTAGGCCTTGAATCTGTACATTGCAACTATTGTTAAGTCCATTGATATAGTCACGGCTTAGGTTCTTGATCCTTTCAACACCGTACTGACGTTCCATCTCTTTTTTGATGTTCCAATCAAGTAGATCATCACCAATCTTGTCGTAGATAGCTTTTACTTTTGGTAAGTGGCGAATACGACCGACTTGTGTTTTAACAAAGCCTTGTTCTTTAGCCTGCTTTTTAGAATTCAGCATCCACTTCTTGAGTTCAGGAAACCCATTCAAGTAACCATCAACAAGCTTCTTAGCATCTTTAGTAGCAATACCAAGATTCATGCCTAGAGCGTAAGCACCCATACCATAAGGTATACCGAGTGCATAAGCCTTTGCTTTATTTCGTAGTTTAGGTTCAAGCTTACGTAAGAAGTTAGGTGCCTTTTTATCTGGTGAATATTGATTAAGTCCTTCTGTCTTGATTGCAATAGTAGAATAGAAGTCCCAGTTGTTACGAAAGATGTCTTTTAGGCCTTCATCCCCTGATACGTGAGCAAATGTATGTGGCTCAAGTGATTCATAGTCACAGTCAACAAATATGTTATGCTCTTCTGGGATAAAGAATGCACGAATTAAGTTGTTGTACTCGATAACAATAGGTTCGTCATCTCCTTCTTCTTTAGGTCTAGGAAGTTGTTGAGCATCTGAACCATAACGACCAGACACTGTACCATGTTGTTTGTAATAGAAGTAGTAACGACCATCTTCTTGATTGTCAAGAAAGC